GGAGGGCCAAGAAACCTACCGCCGGCGCAAGCTGACCGAACGGGCGCATGGCATCATCAAAAACCGCGGCATGGCACGGTTCCTTGTGCATGGCCGCGAAACAGTCCGCGCGGTCTGCCTGCTGCAGGCACTGGCGCTCAACCTTGGCTGGGCGCGCACGCTGCGGCGCCGTATTGCCGCGGCCGCGACACTGCCAGCGCCGGCAATCGCATGATTTGCAATAGCACGCAAAAGCAGTGGCGTTCGCAATGCGAGCTTCATGGGATTGTTCTTCAACCGTCTCCAATACCTCCCGTTACCGCCGGATACTCAGAACCAGACACACCGTTAGGTTGAGCGATCTGATAGATGACACGTCACGTCAAAAACCTGGGATTCGGTTACACCCTCTTGGGCGGGAGTGACGACCTTGCCGGCTAAGGCCCGGCGACTTTCTGACCGGACCCAATTGCCGCGCGACGCGCGCGCGTCATGGGGCCCTGGTAGCGTCCCGGCCATCATGACGACGACCGAACTGTGAGCATTTTGTGCGCGCCCCAGCCTGCTGCTACCGATTATACACGACTGACGCACAAATTTTGCTGACCGTGTTCAATTTTGCACAGTAGTTCGAAAACGCGAAGGTTAACCTACCCATCAGCCTTGCCGTGCGTATAAGAAAGAAGAAAGAAAGAAAGAAAGAAAGAAAGAAAGAAAGGGGGGGTCGAAGAGGTATCGCACGCCCGCATCGGCGGGTGGGCACGCTCGCTGGGCTCTCCACCCGGCCAGCGATGCGCTCGGCCGGGTCGTCTCGATCAGACGCTAAAGCACGCATTATGCATCGCGGGTACGGGATAAAGGTGATCTTCAACCTCTAATCGGGAAACGCATCATGGCTGAGCTACTTCATCCCGGCGTGTATGTTCAGGAAGTTCCGTCTGCGGTGCGCCCTATCCAGGGAGTCAGCACCTCGACCGCGGCCTTTATCGGACGCGCCGACAAAGGTCCGATCCCGGGTACGATCCAACCCAATGGTCGCATGGCTCAGCCGGTTATGGTGACCAGCTTCACCGATTATCAAAGGCAATTTGGCGGCTTTCGTCAGGACAGCTTTCTGAGCTACGCGGTCCAGGCATTTTTCCAGAATGGAGGACAACGGATTTATATCGTCCGGATCGCGGTCTCGACAGTCCCAAGTCCTCCGTCGAGCCCCCCGACCTTGCCGGCCCAGCGTGCGACCATCGGCCCCGCTTCCTTCCCGTTGCCAATCTCGGCAATCAACGAGGGACTTTGGGGAAATTCCATCTCGGTGGCGATCGGCGCCAGTTCCAACCCGGACCCCGACAATTTCAAACTATCCGTGTTTTACGACCCGGGGACCGGACCGGTTGTCGTCAAGACCTACGATCCGGTCACTTATGAGGGTAGCCCGAACCTCCAACCTGGCGCGGTGAATCCCGCCGACGATGTCGTGGCAGCGGTCAACAGCCGCTCCGAATACATCGCCGTGACCGCGCCGGCGACTGGCCGACAAACGGGCGCTGCCCGGACCGCGCTTCAAGGTGGAAACGACGGCCCTGACCCGCAGCCACTCGACTTCCTCGGCGTCTCCGCCCTTAATAGTACCGTAACCGGCACAGGTCTTCATGCACTGGATAAGATCGTCGATGTAAACATTATTGCGATTCCGGGCCAAGGGAACCCCAATACTGTTAGTGCAGGGGTCGAATATTGCAAGAATCAGCGTCAGCTGCAGGATTGTTTCTTCATTGGAGACATGGGAACGATCGTCGGCGGGGTGTCGGCGGCGCGGCAAGACACAGCCTCGGTCACGGTGCGGACAATCGACGATGCGGTAGGCTTTATCGCACCGCCGCTCGACAGGGCGGCGGGCGATTTCGGTGCCGTCTATTTCCCGTGGATCTGGAGCACAGACCCGATCGGCAGAGGCCGCAATCCAAAGATTCTGTTGCCGCCGTCGGGCTTCGTCGCGGGCATTTATGCCCGCATCGACAATTCGCGGGGTGTATTCAAAGCGCCGGCAGGGATCGAAACGGTAGTTGCTGGCGCTTTGTCGGTGGCGACACCTGTCAGTGACGTCGAACAGGATCGACTGAACCCAATTTCTGTCAATATCGGACGCTCAGTACCGGGGAGCGGTTATGTCGTCTGGGGGGCGCGCACCTTCGGCAGCGACGCATCCTGGCGCTACATCCCCGTCCGGCGGATGGCGATATTTCTGAGGGTTAGCATCTATTACGGCATTCAATGGGCAGTCTTCGAGCCGAATGATGAGCCGCTATGGGCCGAACTGCGTCTCAATATTCGCTCATTCATGCTTACTCAGTTCCGCGCCGGGGCCTTTCAAGGCAGCACCCCCGACGACGCATTTTTTGTGCAATGCGACAGTAGCACGACGACGCAGCAGGACATCGACAACGGGGTGGTGAACATCCTGGTCGGGTTCGCTCCACTGAAACCGGCCGAGTTCGTTGTGCTGAAGCTCAGCCAAAAGGTCAATCAGCCCGCGTCCTAAGCGAGGAGTGTCATCGTCATGGCACGAATGAACGCGTCGACCAATCGCTTTGACCCGTACCGCACATTTCGTTTTCGGGTGAAATGGGACAACCAGTATGTCGCGGGGCTCACAAAAATGGGGGCCCTGAAACGAACGACACAGATGGTGGAATACCGCGAGGCCGGGGTCAACGTTACCAGCCGCAAGATGCCGACGCTGTCGGGCTACCAGGCGGTCACGCTTGAAGCGGGGGTTACGTATGACACTGCATTCGAAGACTGGGCGAACTTGGTCAACGATTTTGCCAGCCACAGCATCACCAGCCTCGGCGAATTTCGGAAGAACATTACGCTCGATGTATTCAACGAAGCGGGCCAAAAGGCGCTGTCCTACAATCTCTATCGGTGCTGGGTTTCGGAATATCAGGCATTGCCCGATCTCGACGCGGGGGCAAATGCCGTAGCGATCAAGACCATCAAGCTCGAGTACGAATGGTTCGAGCGCGATCTCGCCGTGACCGAAGCGCAAGGCCCCGCCCATATAGGATGAGCCGGTGAACGGCGGCAATTGGCCAGAGAACCGCTTCCCTGTGCCCGGCGGATGGCTCATCGGCGGGGGGCCGGAGCAATGCCGCCGCTATCAGTCGGCCGTGCTGCGCCCGCTGACGGGCCATGAAGAGGAATGGCTGGCGCACCATCAGGGCCTCCCGAACGCAGTCAGGACAACGCGGCTGCTCAATGCCTGCGTGTTGCGCCTCGACGACGAGCCGCCGCCCGGTGACGTGGCTCGCAGCATGCTGGTCGGCGACCGCGATTACCTGATTCTCCAGCTTCGCCGGCTGACGCTCGGAGATCGCGTGTTGGCGGTCGCCGACTGCCCCGGTTGCGGGTCGAAAATGGATATAGACTTCGACGCAGCGGCAATCCCCATCGAGTGCGGCGCCCCCGATACCCCCAGTTATGAAATTGAGCTGTCGGCACACTCAGGTCTTCCTCCCCGGACCGTACGCTTTCGACTGCCGTCGGGCTCAGACCAGGAAGCGGTGCTGGGTCTGGATGTCGAGACCGCCACCGATAAGCTATTGGAGCGCTGCCTGCTTAGCGGGGATGCCGCGCCGCTTGCGGTGAATGAAAAGGCGCGAGTGATAACGGCAATGGAGGAGCGCGCGCCGCGCGTCGAGTTGGAACTGGATTTGCGTTGCCCGGAGTGCAGCCACGCTTTCGTGATGCCGTTCGACACGACAGGTTTCTTTCTTGACGAGCTTCGGATCACCGCCAGCAAGTTGCTGCGCGAGGTTCATTCCCTGGCGTTTTATTATCATTGGCATGAATCCGAGATCCTGGGCCTGCTCCGTGATCGGCGGCGCGCCTACTTGGCGTTGCTGAGCGACACTCTGCGCCAAGAGTGATGAGCGCAATGGACCCGCACTATCTCCAGCGCGTCGCTATTGCCGGCTCCCGCATCGGCGCATCGGTCAAACCGCCAGTCGCCGGACCCCCTCAAATGCCGGGGTCGGTCTGGTCGTCGTTGCGGCCCGTCTCAACGGATCTGGCATTGCCACCCGATGCGGAAGATTACGCACAGCTCGGGTC